GCTAACGTTACTGATATTGGTATAGATATACTGGCTGATGCTGTTGTACCTACTGATGCTCCCAGTATTGCACTAGCTAGTTTGATTGCGTCTTCTTCATTCAACTCAGTTAGATTTAACTGTGTCATATTAGCAATAACACCAAACTGTGTGTTGTTACTACTGGAGGTATCTACTGTAGAACCAAAGGTTACAGTATCTGAATATGTCTGTATTAGCCCATACGTTAGTAGTAGATGCCCAAGTATTAGTATCAGCTGCCCAGGTAGTCTGAGCCATTAGCCCTCAACTCCAGAGTAGATAGTACGTACTCTCATCTGTGAGCCTGAGTGTCTATCTCTTGCATCTGCCTTCTGTAGCTTATCAATAGCTGAACTGTATGCATTTAACCATACTGGTATACGCTCATCATTCTTAATAAATGGTTCTGCTTCTAATAGAGAACCATACAATAATAAGTCAGGTGCATTACTAGTTAGCCAGTTAGATGTTACAGTACCTGAAGTACCATCACCTAGTGATGTAAACTTCTCGTAGAAGGCAACCTCTAATGTGTATGCTGAGTCTGGTACTGGTGCTAATTGAATCTCATCACCAATCATAGTGTATGCTCTTGGTACACCTGTTGAACTACTGCCATACAATCTATCTAACATCTCAGGAGTAATATACTCCAGTGCTCTGATAGGGTTAGTATTCAGTTGGATGTTACGCATCTGTAAGTAACCACCAGGTAAGTTAAAGTATCTCTTATCTGCTGTGGTTGTCATAGTAGAACGTACTTCCATAGGTCTAATGCGTAAGTCTCTATTGATTCTAGTTTCAGCTAATGCTATAAAGTCTGGTATCCTAGTAGTTAAGTCACTACGGTCTAACCAGTCAGCTACTGCATCTTTAATATTTGTATACGTACTTAGTGCCATCTATAGTTTACCTTTTGTTGTTCTGAATGGTGCGTTGACTGGGTCATTCATCCATTCCTTCATACGTTCTTGGTTATTCCACACACCTTCTCTCATCATCTGCTCTACCATAATAATAGGTATACGAGCTACTCTGTGTGAGAATTGTGAGTCACCATCATACTGTGCTCTGCCACTACGGGCTGAGTCAAATCGAAGCATAGCATTATCTTCTGCAATCTTCTTTATTTCTTTGTTATCTTGAGTTGATACATTGGTTATAGAACCGTCTAGGTTCTCTACTAATTGTGTTTGTATTCCCATCTGTATCTTCCTCTAATATGATAACCCCCTCAATTAAGAAGGGGTTAAGTCAACTAGCTATTAACCAGTTGTGTACTGAATCTTACCGTTAGCTGCTTCGTTGCCACAGCGTAAGCCATACTCAACTAAAAGCATCTTCTTCTCAGAGTCACCAGTCTTATCGATGTCGATAGTCTGGAAATCACGTAAGTAGTCAACAGACCACATATCGTGGTCTAAGAAGTATACGATGTCCTGGTCACAGTATCTATCCAACTGAATGTTGAAAGTACCGAAGTCAGAAACATATACATCAACTGCGTTGTAAACAGTATTGTTGTCATCAACAACTGAACGAGTCGCGTCAGCACGACCAGACATAGCAGTGATTAACTTCTTATTAGTAGCACCTAATAGGATAGTTGATGGGTTACCACCAGCATTCCAAGTAGACTCTGCTACTGCAGTTACATCAGCTTCAACGATTGCTGCGTGAGTACCAGTAGTACCTGCATCAGTTACGTTAGTAGTGATGAAAGTTGCAGCACCTTTAGTCTCACGAGCTGTAGAAGCATCACCTGCAACAGATGCGTTAGTAGCTAATAGTGAAGTTTCCATATCACGCTTAAGCTCTTTAGAAGCTTTAGCAAGTTGGTGAGCAAGCTCAGACTTCTTACCAGCGTTGTTAACCTTGTCTTGAGTACCAGTAACTTCAACAACCTTCTTAGAGATTTGTGTGTAGTTGCCTAGACGAGTTGTAGCTGTAGTTGCTGCAGTACCTGCTGCTGCTCCTTCAACTGCTGCGTTAGTGCCAGAAGCTGCTGCTAGTGCATCAGTCTGCCATTCAAAGTAAGTGTTAGAAACACTGCCTTTCTTTGCGATACCAGATAGAAACGGAGTTTCTGTTGGGCTGATATCATAGATTACATCAGACAAATCTTCACGAATTGCTTGTGCATCATAAGTATTAAAATTAGTAGCCATTACTATTTCCTTATATTGTAGTTATAACCCTTGTTATAACATATCATAAAATACGGAAGCGGCATCATCTTGATGACCAGACTTCCTTAACCTTGCACGCTTTTTCTTGGTTTTATCATCGGCTGCTTCAGACTTAACTTTACCTCTTCCAGACTTCTGTACCTTGGGAACTTTCTTGATTGCCTTCTTCTTAGGTGCTACCTTCTTAGTTAACTTATCAAACTCCATAGCTTTCTTAAGTATAAGAACACTACGGTGGTCTGCTAGTTGGTCAACTTCTTCTGGTGCATACCCTGAAGATATTGCAAACTTTCTAATGTCTTCCTTAACGGTAGACTCTTTGTTGTCCCACTCAGGTAAAGCATTAACTAACTGAGAGTATTGGTCTTGAACAAAGGTTGCTCTTGACTGTGCCTCTTGTTGTTGCTGTTGTTGCTGTACAATCTGTTGTTGTTGTGCAGCATTCCTTGCTTTATCCTGAGCATCTCGGTACTCATCCTTCTTAAGCATATATGCATATGGGTCTTCCTCTTTAAGGGTTNNCCCAGTCTACATCTTTAAACTCTTGAAGCTTGGCTGACTGCTGTTCTTTCAGCATTTGTAAACCATTAGCGTACATTTGTCTCTCTTGCTCTAATCTAATACGCTCAGATTGAATTGCTTCGTTTTCTTTGCGTCCTTCAGCTAGTGCTTGAGACTTACGAGTATAGTCAGATTGTCTTTGATAACCAGCTTTGAGTTCTTCTAAGTTAACTTCATACTCTTCACCATCTACCTTAATAGTATAGTTAGATTCTTCAGCTACCTCTTCGGTTTCCTCTTCACCTGTATCTTCTGTCTCTACTTCTTCAGAGGCTTCCTCTTCTTCTGAGACCTCTTCTGTTTCGACTTCATCTTCCTGTTGGTCCTCAGCCACTACCTCGTCTTCTGTAGTAACTTCGGTTTCCTCGCCTGTAGGTTGGTCATCTTCTGATTCCCACATATTAAGGATATTATTTGCCGCCTCTTCTGACGACCCTTCTTTGGCTTTCTCAAAAGCCTGTGCAACTGCTTGGTTATTCTCTGCAGAATCCATAGTTATCTCCCTTGTTTTTAATTTGTATTAATAGAATTCGTCCTGTCCTTCAGCCAGCTTACCAGTAGTTAGTACAGACCTAATGTGTTCATCCACTAGACCTAGACTCTTGATGGTAATATAAATTCTATCTCTTTCTGTCTCTTCACTGATTTTAGTTTGTAATAACATTTCAATCAAGTGGTTCTTTGTATCTTCAAATGCTTCCTTATATAGTGGGTCTTCCACTAATCTCTTTGCATCTTGACCTCTTTGTATATCCTTCCCTTTCTTTCCCATTACTTCTCCTTCTTATGTTGGACCAATAGCTTATACTAAGCTACCGCTGTGTCTAATCCTATGGCAGTTACTGCATAGTAATACACACTTGTCTAACTCCTTCCTTAATGTCTCAAACTTATTCCCAAATAGGGCTGACGGTTTGGACTCCTTCTCCTTTGGATTTAAGTGGTGAAAGTCATAAACTGATGAGTGGAATACACCATCACAATCTAAACACTTACCACCTAAATACTGTATTGCTTCTAACTTCTTGTTTCTTCTGTTCTGTGTAGTTCTTTTAGTAACACAAGGGCTACATACATAGTGCTGTATCTTCTTAGAGGATTCACGCCAGTTATCACCTAGCTCTAATAAATCACCACAGTCCTTACAACACTCCATTTAATCATCTCCTATTCGAACTGGTCTTCCTTGCTCCCTTTCTAANATTAACTCTTGTTGTTTNAGAGCTAAGTCTGCTTTCTTAATTTCTAATTCTTGTGCTTTGATTTGCATATCAACTTGGGCTTCTGATGCTTTAAGTTCAAGCTCTTGCTGTGCTAGTTGTGCATCTAGTTCCATCTCTCTCTGTTTAAGAGTTGACTCAGTTTGTAGTTTCTGCATCTTAATCTTAAGTTCTTCTGCCTTAAGTTGCATCTCTGCTTGCTTAGCTTGTTCTTCTGGACTAGGACCTTGTTGTTGTGGTTCTTGGTCTCCTGGGTCTGTAATGAAGTCCTCTACGTTCTTCATACCCATAGCTTTAATCTGTTCAGCAATTAAGTTATATACGTTCTTAGGTTTAATCATCATACCAGCAGCTGGGTGTTGTGCAACCATCTGTATAGTTTGAGCTAGTTGACCTAAGTGCATAAGGTTCATATCCTTATTACCAAAGCCTAGACCTACCTGTGCAGTACAGTCCATCTTCTCTTTCCATTCAGCAGGATATAAAGTAGTCCACTTATTATTTAGTCTGACAATCTTCTCAGGCGATTCAAACTTCTGTACTAATTGGTACACACTATTGGCAAGGTCCTTCATACCTGTCTCTGCGAATACTCTAGCAATCAATTCAATCTTCTGTTGTGCTGCAGTCATTACTTGTGCTACACCAGTAGCAGTTTGGTGTGACTTTAAGCCACCATCTCCAATNCCCATACTGTTCTTGTTAACACCAGTTCTNTCTTCTCTAATACTATCTAAATAGCCCAGCATATTAAAGGAGTTCTGGTCTAGCTGTGGAGTAGCTAGTGGTGACACAGCACCTGGTGTACGTACTCTTACAATACCTCCAGGTCTGCTGGTCATAAGGTCATCCAAGTTGGCTTGACCTTCGACTACTTCATAACGCCCATTATTTGTTAGATACATATTGTCTAACAAGTTACGCATTAAGGTAGTCTTAATTAGTTGAAGGTCAGAGATTAAGTCATAAATACTCAAACCATAAAACTTATGAGGCATTGGAACAGGTGTAAGGGAGGAGAAGGGAACACTGTCCACAGCCTCATTATCTAATAGTTCATCTCCGACCTTCGTTATCTTTCTTAATTCGTCTATACCATCGTTGTCAAAGTCTACCCTGATATAACATTCAGTTACCCAAACACCATCATCAATATCTCCATTAGGATAACTAGAGTCACCATCATAATCAAACCTGGCTAATCTCTCAGACTTCCATTCAGCTTCTTGTGCAGAGAATGCTCTCTCCAACTTGGCTTTAGGATAGCCCTGTGCTAATAGCTCAGACTTAGTTTTCTTGACTCTATGCCCAACAAATCTTGCATCTTCGATTCCCTTTGCGTACTTATTAATTAGGAATTCTTCTGGTGGTACAGGCTCAATACAAACCTGACCACTCTCTCTTGTTCTTTTAACTACAGCATCGTGAGTAATAGGTTGTGGTAATTGACCCTCAACTAATTCCTCTGTACCATTTGCTGTATGCTCTACTATTTCGATATCATCATCAATAAGTAGTGAAGTAAATTCTTCTTCTGTGAGGTTCTTATATTCCTCTCTTGTTACTTCNGTAGTGTCATCCCAGAAGTGCTTGACAATTCCGTTCTTCTGTAATAGAGCATCTTTGAACCAGCTATAGATAATACTAAAGCCTGGGTTCTGTTTCATAATAACATAATTAGTGTAGTCAGTAGCTTGCTTAGCCATCTCTACATCTTCAGGACCTTGAGGTTCAAACTGTACTACCTTATCACCACCTGTGAATATCTTCATTAGGCTTGGCATAATCCATTCGATTACATCAGCAACATCTCGTGTGACAATTTGAGAACGACCTTCTTGCTCATTACCATACTTCTTACCATAGTATCTATCCATAGCATCAGTACGCTGACGAGTTAGTTTACCATCACCATAGCCAAGAGCACCTTGAATCTCTTGTTCTACGTGGGCGGCTAGTTCTCTCTTGGTCATCTTCATATTTACTTTGTACCTTTAGTTGGTGCTTTAGCTACTGCTCTCAGCAATTCCTTTAGTTCTCTAATGTCTTCTGACATCTCAATAATCTTATTTTCTAGCCACTTCGGATTCATTCCCTTCTCCTATTATATTACCCAACTTAAATCCTGCTTAGGTAATTCCTTACTCCAAGCAGAGTCGTTCCCTGTGAACACTACCTCTGTATTACATAAATATCTGAAACTATCACTTGCGTGTGAAGTCCAGTCGTGTACTGGTTTCTGNNNCCAAATCTTCTTCTTATCATCATAAGAGCTACGGTACTGTAATAAAGCATCTATACCTTTCTGACACTTAGTCTCATCAAACCAACATCTATTAAGGGTAGTTCTGACAGTATCAATACCATCCATAACCTTTAACTTAGGTGCAACTTGGAATTCAATACCTAGGCTATATGCTAAGTCTTTCCTGCTTTTACCTGTACTAAATTCTCTTACTACAATATCGTGTGGTGCTATATGTGCACCATAATTATAACCTTTCTGATTTAATAAATCAATATAGTGNGGNAATCCCTCACCAGAGTTCTCGTAGTAATCAATTAAGTTAATTGCCTTACCATCATATTGTGCAAACCATATAGAGGTACTGTCCGATACGCCTAAGTCCCAGGCTGTGATAACCTGCTTAGATGGGTCATAAGGTACTTTACCTATACGTTGCTCATCATAAGCAGCTTCCAGCTCTTTGGCATAATATGCACCTCTCAGTGCTGCAGACCAACTACACTCATACTCTTGTTCAAACTCAGACTCAGCCATATCTTGCTGAGCCATCTCTAATTCTTCATCATCTAATATACCAGTCTCAGATGCTTTGAATAAGAATCTCTTCCAGCCCTTCTTCTCTTTAGCTGTGTGGTAAATATCATAGAATTCATTCTTACCCTTAGGTGTACCAATAAAGATACCCCAACCTTTCCTATCTGATAGTGCAGGTCTTATAACCTCACTATACATCTTAGGGTTCATCTGGGCATACTCATCTAAGATGACACCATCAAGGTATATACCCCTAAGAGTATCAGGATTATCTGCACCATATAGTTGTATCCTAGCACCCATAAAGTCAGCCCTTAGCTCAGCCTCATTAAACTTAACATCTGGGAAATCATACAACAATCTCTTTAATTCATCCCAAGCAACGATTTTTGACTGTTTAAATAGAGGCGATAAGTAAGCATACCTAGGTGCTTTCTTATTATCTCTAAGGTCTGCTATGCAGGATTTAATAAGGTGGTTGATTGCAAACACTGTCTTACCAAACCTACGATGACACACCACAACATTGAACCTGTCCATCTCATTATGTAGCTTAGCTTGTAATACCCTAGGCGTATAAGGGATTACAATCTTCTTACGTTCCTGAGTCCTCTCCATAGCTTCCCTTCTCATTCAAATACTGTATAGCTTTTGCCAATACACTTATACTATCCCTGAATCCTCCCAGACTCACATTACAACTATGACACAACAAACCTCTAATCTCACCTGTAAGGTGGTTATGGTCTACGTGAAACCTGCCATTATGCCCTTTAGGATTGTCTGTATCACAGATAGCACATCTATTTCTTTGACTATCTAATAACTCATCATATTGGCTTAATGTAAGACCATATGCTTTTAATAATTTATTTCCTCTACTAGCTTCTGCATTATAAGAACGCTTAGAGTATTCACTCCTGCAGGATTTACACTGCTTATGAAGACCATCTACTTGTTGTTTATGTTTGTGAAACTCAGTAGTATCTTTATCAACACCACAAGTTACACAATTCTTAATACTATCAGTGTTCTGTAACATTAGCTCCCTGTACAGTATCCAGTCTCTGATTGGCATCAGCTATATCCTCTTCATCCTCAGACCAACTGATATCAAAGTTTCTATCTTCGTGTACAATATGTTGCTTAGGTGTCCAGCCACCTTGTGTCTTAAGCCAGAATGTAGTCATACTAGCTGAGTCACCAGACATAGCCATCTTATAAGCCACACCAGCTACACTAGCCGTTCTCTTCTCTCTAGCTGTATCCAAGGTATGTCTATAATACTTTACTAAGGTGGCTATAGAGACACCCATTATCTTAGCAATAGTGTGTTGGTCCAATCCTATTGTGACCATTTCCTCTACCTTACCATAATCATCATCAGTAGGATTATACTTATTCTTACCTAGTCTTGATTTCTTGCCACCCTTAGCTTGTGACAATATAGAGTTGCCTCTAGTAGCAGGACCTCTCTTCCTTTCTACTTCAATAATAATATCACTAGGAAGTTTGCCAGTCTTAGCAGCAGCTTTGTACTGAGCTTTGGCAATTATTTCTTTTGACACTTTAGGAGGATTAGGCTTACTCATAATTTATTAAAAATAATATATTTCAATAGTAGTATTATACCATAAAACCAGATTGACATTAACCTTTATGACAATAAATATTATATTAACTATATCTCTACTACGTTAGTTATAATTCTGATTGTTTATTCATTAGTTGTTATTGATGTTAGTTTGTAAAGTAAAGTGTTACTAATGCACATTCTTAATGTAACTATGTGTGGACACTGTACCCCGATATCGCATCTGATATAATGATTGTTATGCAGAAGTTGTTAACGTAGTATGCTGTATAAATAATATACTTATTATACCATAAAATTAGACCAATAAGTAACTATTTCATAGTGTATATCTCTTTAGAGATATATAGATTGACAAACCTCCTATACGCATCCTGGTGAAGAGTACACACTTAGCCCGATATTAGAGAATACTAATGTAGAATGGAAAATGTTGAATTTTACTTGGAGGTGGGTTTCCCCGCGTGAGTTCTTCTCGCAAAAGGGTGGGCGGGTAGGGCGTATATACAGGATAATACCCCTATGGGTAACAGGGTTATATATCACAAAGGCGTGGACATCATACAAGGCTTGATATTGCCCCGTATTGCCACGTTTAATTTTACCCCTGGCATTGCCTTTAGTTGACTAACAAACATTTAATTTATGATACGTGCAAGGGCTTGTACTAATGCTTTATTTTACACTTCTATAATAGTAACACTTCTTTATTATTCTATTGATACACCAACA